GATATCAGGAGGGCCTTTTATGTTACCTACTGATATCCAACCCATTGCTTCCCCGAAATGTGAGTTTGACCTTTGTGATGACACTGTAGTTAAAGGTCGTTATTGTAAAAAACATTTTAATATAGCTAAGGCCCAGCTTAAAGCCGACCAAGCACAAGACAATCTTAAAATACTTGAAAAGATATACACACATGTAACTGTGAAGAGTGTTAAAGGCTGTCATATATGGCAAGGGCAGCCTAACGAAAAAGGATATGGGAGATCCACAGTTAATGGTGTTAGGATGTATGTACATAGAATTGTCTACGAAAGAACTAGAGGCGTTGTGGATTTTGGCAAAATGCTCCACCACAAATGCGGCAATCGACTTTGTGTTAACCCGGAACACATAGAAGTGGTTAGTCATCTTGAACACGGGAAAAAACATTTGTCGTGGAGAGGGAAATAAATCTACACCCACTTATACACCTCCCCGGTAGAAATATCTAAATATAGCTGGTCATCCTCCCCTTCTTCTATAGGGGGAGTATCCCCACATAGAAAAATTGGAGCGGATTCCCCTTTTGCACCTTTTGCACCTTTATTCCCTCTAGGGCCTTTGACTTTCAAGCTGTCAATTTCTTCTTCAGTTAAATCAGTGAACTTCAATTTCAAGGAGCTCACTTCTTCATCTGACAAATCTGTGAAACGTAATTTAAAAGATTCTTTTGCTTCATTGAAAAACGTATCAAGAACGGAAGTTATCTCTTCTCGATGTTCATCAATGTTAAAGCCTTTGCCTCTCTGTCCTCTAGGGCCTTTTATCTTTAGGTCGTTTTTCTCATCCTCAGTTAAATCAGAGAATTTAAGTCTAAGAGATTCTTTTTGATTATTAACGGTTTCACTGAGGATATCTAAAATACGTTCTTCATGTTCGGAGAAAATAAAATCCCGACCACTTAATCCTCTAGGGCCTACAATTCGTAATTGTTCTAAATCTTCCTCAGTTAAATCAGAAAATTTAAGTTTTAAAGAATCTCTCTCACTATCAAAGATATCGGCTATCTCTTTAAATATATCGTCTTTATGTTCATCGAACTTAAAACCACGGCCTCTCTGACCTCTAGCACCTTTCAACCCCAATCGTTCTTCAACGGTCAGGTTTTCAAATTTCAGTTTTAAGGATTCTTTCTCATCTTCCGTTAAATCAGAAAACTTCAGTTTTAAATCTGATTGAATATCTTCAATTTCATTGGATATAATTTCAAGGATATCTAAACGGTGCTTATCAAAATCAAAATCTTCCCCGTCTAACCCTTTAGGGCCACGCAAACCGCGCCGAGATTCAATTGGAATATCTTCAATTCGTTTCTCAATGAGTGCGTTGATTAACGCAAGTAATTTTGAATCCATTAAAAACCTACTGCGTGTGTAACGAGTTTAGTTTTATATTCTTTTCTCTAGATAGCTTACCACAGCTTCATCTACTTTTTTCTCTTCTTCAGACTTCTCTACAGGCTTGGGGGTTTCTTTCGATTTTATCTGCGCGTCCAACACCTCATCCATCCGGTCAATTGGTGTGAAATTATTTGTAGCGATATAGTAACGATCACCTTTTTCATAAGGTGCCATTCCCTCTTTCAACCTAATTTCATTTGGCGTGATCGATCCCGCTTGCATCATTCGAGAAAAATATTGTGAACGGGTGTCCATGTCCCCACGGAAGATGGCGTAAAGATCCATCTCACTTCGTCGCCCGTCAAACTGATTAGCTAACAATTTAATGTCAGCTTCCATTTCAAAGTTTCTCGCCCAGGCATCAAGAGTGTCTACTGCGACTTCAAGGTTAGCGTGTTCAACATTGTTATAGCTTGATGTTTCGGCGTCATATAATTTAGTTGGGGGAAGTCGTAAGAATCTAGCAACTTCAAGTACGGAAAATTTACGACTCTCAAGAAATTGCATTACATCTGGTTGGAAAGAAATTGGAGAGTATTTTACACCCTCTTCCAATACCGCAGTACCTCCCACTTTTCGGCCACCGTGAGATGTATTCCAAGATTCTTTTAATCTCTTGGCCGCTTCTGAGCTTAATGCGCCGTCAACTGAAAGGACGCCGGAAGGCATCCCACCATTAGCAAATAATGAGTTGGCGAATTGATCCGCTCCAAGAGCTATACCAAGTGTTTCGGCGGCATAGTGTGCCAACCCCTGGCCAACCAAACCATCGGTTGTATAAAAGTTTTTGATATGAAACATATCGCTTGCGGGGATGAGTGCATCACTACCAGGATAAGAAACTGATCCCTCAGTTATCCGGTAGTACAACTCTCCATCGATACGTGTAGGTTGAACGTACTCAGGTTTAATAGGATAAAGTGCTCTTACTCTCCCTGCGGTGTCTCTAACTATTTCAGCGTAACCGTTTCCTTTTGCTAAAGCGCATTGGATTAGAAACAGTCTGAAAGAGAAAGAGTTCATTTCAGGATTAGGACGAAGGCGTAACAATTCGGCCAAACGACCATCTTGCACGTTATTGTTCTTATCTTTAATCTCCCAAGGGAGTTTTGCTATCTGAGTGGAAATGTAAATAACACCCGAATAAAAAGCTGAAACCTTCATAGCAGATTCAGGGTTAACTGAAGTCCCTGCGTTCCATGTATAAAGATTACGTGTTACCGCCGGTTCTTCCGCGACGGACTTCTTTTTAGCAAAAAATGATTTCCATCCCATTATTTACCTGTCTTTTTATTTCTTTTCTTTTTCTTTTCAACTTTAACTTCTTCATCAATAACAGGTTCTTCGTCTTTTACTTCTTCGATAACTTCTTCAACGACAACTTCTTCTTCGACGACAGGTTCTTCAACTTTGATTTCTACTTTTTCTTCCACGACTTCCACAGGAAAGCGAGGATCAGGTAAGAACTCTTTAGCATCTTCAACGACTTCACAACCGCGCTTAATCCATCTTTCAATGAAGCCTTCTGGTTCCTCTTTGAAGTCATAAACTTTGCCTTCGACAAATAAATACTCATTATATCTTTTGGTTTCTCTAAAAAGAACTTTCATATAAACCTCAAAAGAAAAGGAGGAGGGCCTAACCCCTCCTCACAAAATTAAACTACTGGTTTCTTTTTGAGATCCATTGCAAGATACTCAACACCGATAACTTTAGCAGCGGCAGGATCGGTAACGTCAAGGCTAATCCAAGAAAAGCCGTTAGCGTTATCAAGTTGCTCAGGAAGAACTTCAAGTTCTAAAATCCCGTATGCTCCGCCTGTTCCCGCAGGGGCATAGTTAGCAGCGGCAACACTTACTTCTGTTTTCGTGAAGGCAGCGCCATCAAGAGACAAGAAGTAATGGTTGTCAATACTAAGGTCTTTTGAGGTTCCAGCGGCGGCAGCATCGTGCTGTCGTAGAGTTACATCTACAACACCGGCACCAGCACCAAAATGAACAACAAATACCATTCTATATGATTCATCAAATTTAACACGGGCACCAGTTGCGCCAGCGGCGTTAAGATCAGCAGGCTGTACTCCACTAACTACTTTTACTTTTTCACCGAATAAAGATTCCATTTTTTATCTCCTTAAATTGGGGAGAGTTTCCTCTCCCCTAAAAAATTATCTAGCTGCCAATGTTACGATACCACTCAATTTCTGAGCTCCAAACTCGGGAGAGATTGGCGCGCTGAAAGGACAATGGCCGTCAACTCTAATCATAAACTTGAACGCTGTGATGTCGCGATCAAAATACAAGTGAGTCGACATTGCTTGCTTCAATCCAGAAGTCTTGAGGATTGAATAGTAGTAGCTAAGGTCAGCGAAAATGATATCACCTTCGTCGCCGATTGCTTTCATTCCACCGAGGAGAGGAATAACTGGTCGTCCAAGTAACATTCCATAAGGAGTTTGATTCATTTGTGAACCAGGTGCCATATAGATGTAGTTACCCGCGCCATCCTGAAGCAATCTTAGTGCTGGTTCAACTTCTGGGTTGATGTACCATGCAGCACTTGATCGTGCAGAAGGAATCATAGAGGCATACATCTTAACGATGTTAGCAGCTACAACCGTGTCAGCGGTCTGTCCAGATTCTTTAGCAACGGTTACTCGGAAACCACTGTTAAGAATACCTGTTGGCTTTGCAACACCGTCACCTGAGATGATCGCGCCGTTTAGCTTATGGTTGATAGCTTCAGGGGCCATCATCTTAACGTAACTCTCAAGAGCGGAAGCATCTTCAAGAAGTTCGTCAGTACATTTTACAAGTACGCCAAGCTTATGAAGTCTCCAAGAAGCTTGCCCAAGCTGAATCTTAGATTCTGTGTACTGCCCGCCTTCTTCCATCCAATACGCCTGAAGCCCACCGTTCCAAGGCGTACTTTGGTCGATATTAATGGTAAGAGAGTTTCCACTTACTCTTAGTTGACGGGTTTTAGCGAGAAGTGACTCATCGCCATCTACTTTCTTATTGATTGCACTCATGAAATCTTCAGGTACTAGAAAACCACCGTCTTCCCCGTACTTCTCAAAATGAGTGTTCTTAAAACGCTTATCAAGATCACCTGTAGCGGCCTTCTTAACTGCCATGAAAAATTCACCACCGGACTTAAAACCGTGATTCTTTTGCTCACGAACTTCTACTTTAGCTACTGGAGTGCTTGCAACTTTTCTTTCGAATTTGTTGGCATCGGCGGTCATTGCAGCAATTTTTTCTTTTGCTTCAATGTTGCCTTTCAACGTGTCGTACTCTTCGCTAAGAGTGTTTACGGAGTCAATTTCTTCTTGCCCCATGTTTTCCATTCCTTCGTACTCGCCCAACTTAGCAACTATTTCGGCCAAACGAGCTCTCATTTCCTCAATTGTCTTATACATTTCTTTCTCCTTAAAGTTGTTAACCGAGGTTAAGCTGCGCGTTTAACGAGCTAAAAACTCCTCTACATTTTTCTTTAAATTATTAACCTGTTTCTTTACAAAGTCATCTTTCGATTTAATGTCAGGCATCTTGTTAATCCATTTTGCACGTTTAAGACTTGCGGCGATGTCAATAGATTCATCTTCTTCCATCTTTTTATCTACAAAACCAAATTCTAATGCTTGATCTGCATCTAGCCAAGTTTCCGCCGCTAACATGGTTTTAATCTCCGACCGATCTAGTCCTGTTTTACGTCTATAAATGTTCACAAGTTGTTCTTCTACATCGTCAAGACGATTAATTGTCTCTTCCAAATCAGAAGCGTTTCCAAATGCCATTGTTAATGGACGGTGTATCATGAATAGCGAACCTTCACCCATAACCACTTCATCCCCTGCTAGAGCGATGATCGAAGCTATCGACGCCGCTAGGCCATCAATGTAAACAGTAATGTTTGCTTTATGTTGTTTAAGACGATTGTAAATAGACACACCTTGGAATACATCTCCTCCGCCGGAATTGATTCGGACATCAATTTGATTAACTGTATCAGGCAATCCTTTCAACTCGTCAGAAAAAGATTTAGCTGTTACGGAATCTCCCCACCAACTATCACCAATATCTGCGTAAATTATAATCTCCGCAGTTGTTTGGGTTTTATTTTCAATTCGAAACCCATCTTTTTTAAGATTTATTAGTTTTCCCATTGTTCACCTCTTATATCCATGATGCCACAAATTATTTTTTTGTTAAAGCACAATTATTCCTCGTTCTTCATAGACCGAGGATTTTTCTTCTTCTTGAATCCAACCAGCGAGTGCCATGATTGTAGCAACAATTGGATCAATCTTAAAAGATTCATGTTCTTTTCTTGGGAACACATTATCATTTGCGTCTACTTTTGCAACAACATTTCCAACGCACCATTCCAACATCGCACCTGTGTTGTGACGTATTCTTTCTTCCAACATTTCCGCGTTTAGTTTTTTCATCGGTTCCGAAAGTGTCCCAACTCTTTGTGGAAACTCCACGACCTCGATTCTATCTCTTGCCAATTTGGTCATCAACTCCATGCTGTTCCATGGATCTGCGTGAACGGCAGCGACTTTGAACTTTTTTAAGTCTTTTATTAAATCTTCATAAAACTTGAGTAAATTTATAGATTCGCCAGGTGTCGCAATTAAATCTCCTTCTTCAACATATCTGCGGTAATTTTGTCGAGAAGGATCTTCTAACCTCGCTTCCGGAACGTAGTTTTTATAAAAAGGGTAATATATTTCTTTTCGCTTAAACATATAGCAAACGGAAGTGATATCTACTTTACTCGCAATATCTACCGCCACAAAACACCGCTCACCATAGAAATCAGAAATTTTTAAAGTGCCGTCCTTACAGTTTCGCCATTTCTCTTTGCTGTAATATTGATTGGCCGAACCGAGATAGAGGTTTAAGTGTTTAATCAAAAACCCCGCCTTATCTTCTGGATTTATTTTCGCCTTCTCTGCTTGCGCTGCGAAGTTAACAGGATCTACAGATACACCGAAATTAGGGTTCGCCTTTATCCAAACTTCAGGACCGCCCCAAGGATCATCAACTTTTTCATCGATACAATAAACCATCGAGAAAAAAGTATCGTCTTTTACTTCACTCAAAGCGACTTTTTTTGCATACGCTCTTTGAGATGCACCAATGCCGTCGTTCTGATATCCGGAAGTTGTGATCGAGATAATCTGGGAATCTCGTCTTTTCGATTGACCACTTTGTAAAGTCTCAAACAATTTTCTCTTCATCGCATGAAGTTCATCGGTGATAATTGTTTTACCAATTTTTCCGTCGGCGTTATTGGCCTGGGCGGAAATGGATTTAATGAAACTGTTACTCGCCTTGTGAAGAATTTCTTTGGCCATCACATCTACACCAAAGTTTTTCAAAAAACTTTTATTCTTTCTGGCCATAATCTGTGCGCCTTCAAGAACTTCTTTCGCTTGATCTCTTGATGTGGCCGCACAATATATTCGGTTCCCATTTGGTTCGTCACAACACAAATCGTAAAGCGATGCCTGGGATGCCATTGTCGATTTTGCGTTACCCCTGGACACATCAAGATGTATGGTTCTAAATCTAACCATCTCTGAATAGTGGGCGTAAAAACCTTTTACATTCATCCAAACAAAACATTGCCACGGTTCGTATATTATTAAAGGGGTTTTCCAATCACCAACAGCGTGATGCATTTTTTGAACTATTCGCAAAAACCTTTCAGCTTTTTCGGGCAGAAAATAAAAAGGACATTCTTTATCTTCTTTGATTCTTTTAATGTCGTTTAAATATCTTTCACATGCCCCAAGTATCCATTTATTTGCGGGGATCTTTTTATCAACGATATCTAAAGCGTATTGGTGCCCTTTGGCGACGTTTGGGTATTTTTTATTGTTGAACACTCTCTATTCCCACTCATCTGCATCGCTCGGTTCTTTAGATGACATATCTTTATTCAGCACTAAGTCTAGCAATTTTGAAAATGCGCGAATCTCCCCTAGAGTTTTTTGTCTTAACTTACAACACGGGTGTTCCCTGATAGTTTTTCCATATCTCGAATCTGATTCAAACCAATAACCTTCATCATTTAAAACTTTCGTTAACTTGTGATATTCTAAATAGAGATCGACAAGAATTTCTAATTGTTGTAAATGTGCTTCACTGAAATTCTCTCTTTCGACAACTTTCGGAACGAACAAATTCCATAATTTTTTATATTCTTTCGTCGTGCCTTTTGGTGCACAGAATTTTTTTTCTGTCATAATTACCCCTTAC